CCGTCAGCCCATCCACCGGAAATTGGGTTCAATACTCAACCGCAGTCCTTTACGGCATATCGAAATCATAAGGAGACACATGACCACCAAACTCGTCGTAGATTGCTCAACCGGTGTGGTTGAGGAAGTCGAACTGACCGAAGAAGAATTGGCGCAGCGCGAGGCAGATCGAGTCGCGTTTGAGGCGGCTGAAGCTGAGCGTGTAGCGGCTGAGGCTGAAAAGGCTGCCAAGAAGGCTGAGTTGCTTGCCAAGTTAGGAATTTCTGAGGACGATGCCAAGCTCCTTCTCTCCTAGGCTGTGCAAAGCAGGCATCCAGTTACGCGAGCAGCTCGATGACTCGTTTTTACTGCGCAAGCGGCCAGACGGTTGGGTGGGCGATGCCCGACACAGTAATCGTAAGTCTGACCATAACCCGGATGCTGAGGGCTGGGTTCGTGCCTTGGATGTATCAGCTGACCTTGGACCACGCGAGCAAATGCATGACTTGGCAGATCAGCTTCGAGTACATGCCAAACGAGGCGATAAGCGAATCTCCTACATCATATTCGATGGGCGAATTTGCTCTCGAATACTCAACTGGCGATGGCGTAAGTACCGTGGCTCTAATCCACACCGACAGCACATGCACATAAGTTTTACCAAGGCCGGAGACAAAGACGGCCGGTTCTTCAATGTCCCAATGCTAGGAGGCGATTTTGTCTAACTATCTCAAGCACCCAATCTTCATGGCTCTCGGTGGATTCCTTGCCGCATGGGCTGGCTCCAACTTTGACCTTGACTACCGGGCAATCCTGTTCGCTGTCCTTGCTGGCGTGTTCGGATATGCCAAGCCGAGCAAATGACTCCAGCGGAATGGGGCGGTGTACTTGCCGGGATGGTTGCTATTGCAGCCAGCTTCCTGACAGCCCTGAGATGGATGGTTCGCCAATTCGTCAATGAGATTGGCTCAACCCTGTCCACACGCATCGACAAATTAGAAGCGACACAAGAGCTTCTAGTCGAAAGACAGTCAGCCATCTATGAGACACTTTTATCACAGGGGGTAGCCAATGCCAAAGCCAACAAAGGCACAAAAGGCCGCGCTAAGAAGAAGCAAGGAACGCGCCGCTAAGCGCACCACGCCACCCTCAAGGCTAGACCAATGGGCTATCAGTCTTTATGAAATATCTCAATCAATGAAGCGCGCAGGCTTCTCTGATGCCACCATCCAAGGCTGGCTCGTAGATCAAAAGCTTCCGGACTGGGTATTTCCTGACCACTTCGATCCGTTCGAGGATGAGGATGAGGAAGAAGATGACGATTAGGCGCATTGCCTTCGTACCAGATTTGCAAGTGCCTTTCCACAGCGAGCGCATGGTGAACTCCATGGCTCGCTTTCTTGCTAACTGGAAGCCCCACCGCACCATCCAGATTGGTGATGAAATAGATCTGCCACAGCTTCGAGGGGGCGCAAGCACCCTAGAAGAGGCCATGGGCAACATCGATGATGACCGGGCTTGGACTCAGGAGATTCTCGAACAATTAGGGGTGACCGATGTGCTGGGATCAAACCATGGGGCCAGAGTATTCAAGAGCCTTATGAACCGGCTCCCGGCCTTTACCAAACTGCCAGAGATGGCTTACCACCGCTTCATGGGATACGACAAGCTCGGTATCACCTACCATCCACAGGGCCTAGGCTTTGCCCCGGGTTGGGTAGCCATCCATGGTGACTCGATACCCCTATCCAATAAGCCCGGCCAAACGGCCCTAAACGGCGTTCTAAGGCTAGGAAAATCGGTGGTCTGTGGTCACACCCATAGACTAGGGATTTCGTCCGTCTCAGAGGCATATAAGGGCAATTACGGGCGTATTCTGTGGGGGGTTGAGGTCGGCAATTTGGTCGATCTCAGCTCACCGGGCATGGGCTACACCCGAGGCTATGCCAATTGGCAGCCGGGCTTTACCGTGGGCTACCTAGACGGCTCCAAGTTCTACCCCATCAATGTGCCTATGAACCCGGACGGCAGCTTCGTATTTGAGGGCAAGCGGTATAAGTGATCGATGAGATTGTTCCTCTACTTCGTAGCATTGACGATCATATTGACGATTGGGATGCAGCTTCAGATTTCGTTATGAAATCGTTATCAACGACACGCCGTGTAGGGGTTGCTTGACGGCCAGATAGGCGTAGATTTCCTCATGTCGGACAGGCCGACACCGAGAGGAAAACATGAAAACAAAAGTCACAGTCGATTGGGCAAAAGCGCAAGCAAATGAACTGCTAGTCGCTTATCCACATTTGACCAATGCCGAGGACATTATCAATCAGGCAATAGCCGACGGCAAATATCAAGATAAGAACCAAGTGCTTGCAATTTGGGGAAGACTGATGAGGCATTTCCGATGACTGCCATGAGTTTTGACCCTATAGCCATTTATTACATCATTGCATTGATAGCCATCCCAGTCTTGGGATTGCTCTACACAGCCATAACCGAGAACTTCTACTGGAAAGGATTCCGTGATGGAAAGCGACTTGCCCAAAACAATCACAGCGCAAGAAGTCCTCGATGAGGCAGGGCGCATCCGGGGTGCTCGTGGTGCAATCTACGGTCACCCATACATCAATCACAGGCGCATCGCTGACCTGTGGAGTGCGTATCTGGAAGTGCCAATCACGCCAGACCAAGCGGCTATCTGTATGGCTCTGGTCAAAGTCTCACGGTTGGCAGAGACTCCGGGCCATCGAGGTCGTGACGGTTATGTTGATGCTGTGGCTTACCTATCGCTTGCAGCTCAACTGGCAACGACAGATCCGAGTGAGTTCGATGCCTATTAGGAAACTGCAGACCAAGCAGGTATGGTGCTCTATCTGCAAGGAGCAGTACCGAGACACCAACCCATTGCATCGCACTCCGGCTATCTGGGCTGTCGTATCAGAAACAGCCGACAAAGCAGGCCGGACACGCTACTACTGCCAACCCCATGCCAACGAGGCACAGACATGGGTGGATGGCACAATCTGGACATTCAGGCAACAGCTTGATTACGCAAAAGGAAAGGAGCCATTGAATGGCATGGGACTTGAGCAATTATGAGGATGTAGCCACATTGAATAAGTGGTTTCAGGACAACTTCCCGGCAGGCAGGATCGAGATAACAACTGAACACTTTGACCCCAAGGAGCAACAAATCTTGGTCAAGTGCTCTTTGTATCGTGATTACAAGGATGAGCAACCTAGCGTGAGCAATCTGGCGCGAGGCAAGGCATCTGATTACCCACCAAAGATGGCAAGGTGGTATGTCGAGGACACAGCCACAAGCGCGGTAGGTAGGGCGATTCTGTTACTCAAGGCAGCGGAAAAGACAGCCACCAAGGACTCGATGATTCAGGTCGCTCGGGGTGATTCACCGATTGTTCAGCACCCTTGGAAGCCAGCCGAGGCTGAGAAGGAAGTCGAGAATGAGCCTGAGACTTATGTCTGGCCTGATGAGGTCGAAACCAAGGCCTTCAAGGACTCGACCGACATAGTGAAGTCCTTAGGCGCTGAGGTAGTGGGCTTCAAGTGCAAGCATGGTGACATGATCCTCAAAGAAGGCACAAGTGCCAAAGGCCCTTACCACGGTTATGTGTGTGGAGCCAAGGCTAAGGCTGAGCAATGTCCTGCCAAGTGGGCCAAGCAAGTCCAAGGCAAATGGACATTTGAGGCAAAGGCCATTGACTGATGGAAGATAAGACAGGACAGCCCAACGGCTACCCGGTTGATTGCAGCTGGTGTGGTGTCCGATTGGCTAGTTACGCAGGCTTTCGAGTCCAGATGGCAGCGCATGATCCGCTGGACTACAACTGGGCATGCGAGCCATGTTACGAGAAGGCTTGGAGCCATGAGTAGAAGGGAGCGCGGCCGTGAGACTGAGAAGCTTGTGGCGCAATATCTGGTTGCTCATGGCTTTGAGGGGGCGCATGTCACATCCATGGCAGCTAGTGGTAGTGACATATTGGGCATTGAAGGTCTGGATGTCGAAGTCAAGGCTAGAGCCGGGTTCAGCCCTTTGGCTGCTATGTCACAGCTTAGAGCCAGAGCATCAGACACCGGACTGGGGGTTGCGATACTCCGATGCAATGGTCAAGGACCAATGGCTATAGATGACTGGGTGGGTGTGGTGCGCCTTGCCGATCTGGTCTATTTGCTGAAAGCGAGTGGGTATGGCCAGCGATAACAATGTTAGCCGATGCATCATGTGTGGAGTGTGGATTCATGGCTCACGAGAGATGTGTGAACGGTGCTATCCAAAGGATCAGCATGAAGCTGCTTAGCCTTTGCACCGGCTACGGAGGGCTTGACCTTGCTGTGGAGGAATTCTTCAATGCTGAATTGATTGGCTGTGCTGACATTGACAAAGCATCAAGCATCGCAATTGAGCATCGTTTCGGAGTGCCTAATTATGGAGACATAAGGAACCTCACCCAGACAGACCTTGAATTTGACATTTTGACGGCTGGATACCCATGCCAGCCCTTTAGCCATGCAGGACAACGAAAGGGAACTGATGACCCACGACACATCTGGCCATATATTGCCCAAATTATTAGCCACGCTCGACCCAGAATCGTGGTCTTGGAAAATGTCCGAGGGCATCTCAGTCTCGGATTCTCGGAAGTTCTCAAAGACCTTGCCCAAATCGGGTATGCTGCAAGATGGACAACTGTTCGAGCTTCCGATGTTGGAGCACCACACCAAAGAGCGAGACTTTTTGTTCTTGCGACTCCCGACACCCACGGCTTCCGATTCCCATTGGTCGAACACGAAGGCAGAACGCAAGGGAATCAAAGGGAATCACAACTTGAGCTTGAGCACTTGGGCGAACAGACTTTTAGCTACTCCAAGCACCAACATCAGCCATACGACAGGCAAATGCCGGGATTGGGGCGCAGATTTGCTTCACGATGTGAAATGTCAATGCAAGCCGCGCCGAATCCATTGGTCGATGGAAAACTAAGCGCAAAGTTCGTCGAATATATGATGGGATTGCCTGAAGGATGGGTAACTGATTTACCCTTGAGCAGGAATCAACAATTGAAAATGCTTGGCAATGGAGTAGTTCCACAACAAGCCTACTACGCAATGGAGTTGCTATGCCGACACGCCTTCTGACCTGCGGTTTTGTAAATGGATTTGACAGGTACGCTATGCTTAGTCGCAGCCCCGAGACTTTAGACGCTCGGGGACAAGCGAGCAAGCATTGGCCCCGGCTATTACTATTTTGGGTAATAGTCTTTATTTCATTTATGCTTAGTGCAGATATGTCGCATGCGCGACCAGCCAAAGATCCTATGAATTACAAGCTACACGCTTACAATCAATTGCTAGATTGGAAGCAATTCGAGTGCATACTCAAGCTCTATGAGAAGGAAAGTAACTGGAATCCAAAGGCCGTCAATGGATCTCATCATGGTATTCCTCAAGGCAAAAGTACATGGCTCAAAACAGCATCACCCTATGAGCAGATTGAGTGGGGTGTGCGCTATATAGAGCATCGGTATGGCTCACCTTGTAGAGCATGGCAACACTTCAAGGCCAAAGGATGGCATTGAGTGGCTAAGGAGTCGAGGCGTGACCATAGGTGGAAGAAGCTGAGACTGCGCATCTTGGCTCGGGATGCCTACACATGCCATTACTGTGGAGACACAGCCAACGAGGTGGATCACATAGTGCCACTCAAGCGTGGTGGGTCGGACGATACTGATAACCTTGTGGCGTGCTGTCGCAGCTGCAATATACGCAAGAAGGACTCATCGGTAGGCGTTTTTTTAGCACGGTCGGCTAC